GCTAGGAAACCCCTCTACTCCAGGGGACAAACCCAATGGAATATGTAATTAATATATATTCAAAATTATGGTATGGTGGATTCAACCCACCATACCGGACAACCAGTAAAGAAAAACAATGAAAAGTCTTCGCCAGTAGCACAATATGTCAAAGCTCCAGTGCCCCTATTCGCGGCACTGTCTGCCATGACATCAACCCTATACAGGTTATTGCTATCAGGCTCAGTCATACCTGCTTCGAATGTCCTTCGTTTACCGCATCTAAAACGGTAATGTTGTTGGAAGGGAATCTCAGCTTCTAATACTGGTTGTTCTTGTGCAGATGTTGCCATTGCACCTGACCAAATGTTCGGCAGCAAATTATTAACAGTTGCCATCAAAACGTCTACGGCAGCTCCAGTCAAGTTGACTGAAGTATTAGTTACGACGTTAGCAGCTGTTGTAGTCTGCGGAACACGACTAATGGTCATGTTGGAATATGACGAACTCGCTACACCACCTACGAGTTGCCATTTCCATTTAATACCTCCTCGCCATGCTTGATAAGCAGGAGTCAGATAATTCAGCAAAGTCAATTTGCAGTAGTTACCTGTAACACCGAAAGCACTATTTGCGCCAGCTTGACCACGATAAAAAGGGAAAAAATCGAGGATATAAGTAATAATGCGCAAAGATGCCGTACCGGAAGTATTGAGGGGGAAGAAACTGAAGAAGTTATATCGCTTAAGGCACTGACGAAAACTCGTAATATCTTCCCCGAAATAAACTGATGACATTGCATCAGAAATGTCAAGATGAGCAGCCATTGTAGTGGCAGCCAAATCTTGCATGGGAGCAGAGGGCTCATTCGTGCACTCTTCATCTCCCTGAACTACTCCTTCATCACCTGATTGGGCTTCAAACCCACTCTGAGGTTGATACGGAGTAAGATTCTGAATCAATGTAGCATCAGGATTTTTCACCTCAAAATCATCACCAGCAGAAACAAAAACGTTAATCTGCACATCGTTATTGACAGAAGAGTTAGGAGAAGTAAGTTCGTTGACAACATAAACGGAAAGAATTCCGTTCTCAAAAAGGCCAACTGAACTTATTGGTGCTACCGTATCATACGGCAAGTCACTGACACCTGGAGAACGGTGAGGCAAATACGCATAGCGATTACCCCACCCTACAGTGACAGTGAAATCTTTCTCCTCACTAATATCAACAATCTGCGTATAGTTTGTAATGTACTCGTTAGATGCAACTGCATGCGGTTCATATACAACCTTAATACGGCCTCGGTGATAATTTGAAGCGACTACCTGAAAACGGAAATTCATGGAACCACGCCATTCTCTGAAAGGCATGGTTGCGAAACAACAAGCAGGCATATGAACTTCCGGTAACACTCCTCCTGTTACTGTGTCCCAAACAACAGGGGACACAGCAGTCGAAAAAAGGTGTGTTTCCGGATCAGTTAACATAGCCCAAGTAAATCGCGTGTAGTAAGATTCTCTACAGGCAACACTTGTAATAGTCATTTCATCCGTATTACTCAATCCTAATGTTGATCCATCAACACAAAGCTCTTGCTTTGCATCTAGGGTTAACTTTTGGATTGAATCAGGTAGATTTGTGGTAGCAAGATCTCCCATATATCTGGGAGTGAGTTGTTTAATGGGATCGAGGTCATTAGGTCGAGAATATCCAAACAGCTTTGCAATGTTAGCAACACCGCCAGCTGCAATTTCAGTAGCTCGAGCATATGGTCCGATAATGGGCGCTTGTGTGAGCATCCCAGCGATCCTAGCAACAGTACTGGCAGGTTTTGAAACCATACCAGAACCGTACTCATCTTGCATAGAAGGTTTCGGTTTAGGCTTATTGCTCTTAAACGTAACCTTCGGCTTAGGCTTCTTTTTGTTCCCACCTTTCTCCATACCCATTTGCGGTGTAAGCGTTCGTGGATTAGATGAAGTAGGAATAGAAAGGGACACATCAGAAGCCCAAGCAAAAACACTAACCGTGATAGGGTCAGTGGAACCGTTCGCGTGTTTCAACTGGTTCAAAGTTCGAATCGACATATCACCCATCCTTGACCATTCACTTCTAGGGATTGATAAGGCATTGTTCCACCAGAAAAATGGTAAAACCATTTCTCCTCCTTGCGAAGTGGTGGGATCTAAATAGATATGTGGGCGCTGTGACGCAGAAATATTATCCTGCGGAATCAGAGCTCTATCTAAGGTGAATTCGTCGCACTCGGGAATCGGTTTATAATTGGCCAAAAGCCTACCATAATAAAAACCGTTTCCGTTAACCAAAATCTTCACGTGCAATTTTGCACGCAAAAGATTAAAGTTAGAAATACGGTTACACACACGGTTGTTGTCAAAATAGAGAGACCAAGGATCAAACTCTTCGTAAAAATTCACGGAGGTTGACCAAGGAAATTCTGCAATTTTAACTGGCCTGGAGAAAAAATCTCCAAGTTCAGCATCATCCATATCGGCAGCACTATAAGTGATGTCTGGATAACTTTCAACAGCGTAGGTGTAACTAGGGTTCTGATCCGAGAACCCTACGTTTTGGGAGGTGAGTTCCGTAGAACCCATATTTATGTCTATATTAAAATCATCAAAATTTGTAGTAAGTACATATATATACAAAGGAAGTGCACTTAATCTTCCAGTATACCCTGCCGTTTTTGTGCTCGCGAAGCACTCTCCTAAACAGGAGTAGACTACGAGGAGTCTGCGAGAAACTAGGACGCCTAAGAAATCATAAGGTGGTGGGGATACCTTTATTATTCTCGGTAACCTATCCTAGTCTGCCATCTTTAACGTTACTAATGAACCCCATGTGGCATACGGGGAGTGGATATTTTACGTCGTCCCCGACGGGAGGACATTACTTAGAGAGATACTTTTCCTTAAAGGCAGTAATTCGATCATCATAAGTAATGTCCAACTCTCGACAAGCTCCAGTCAAATCAGACTCCTCAGCTACTTTACGCAACTGCTGTCTACGTAGTTCATACGTTTCACGTCCATGGGCAAACCATTCGCGCAAAGCACCATCAATATTACAGGCACTCTGTTCACGAAGGGAAACAGCCTTAGACTTTAAAACTGTATGAAGTGATTTGAAAATAGAATTCTCATCGAGAGGTCCGACAAACAGGCCAAGTTCTTCATTCCACACAGCCTTCCTCTTCAGAAAGTCAACTTCTGTAAAGTGAAGGTAGGGTTGAAGCTCAGCTTGCTTGTCTGGCATAGTAAAGACGATATCATGCTTGGCAAAGTATTCGGAAACATTCACAATATTAAATTGTGAGAAATTCGGATTAACAGAGCCGTTGCAATCATCTCCATAGGTCATCATTGATGCAACATCACGAAATGCTATATTTTTCTTAGGATAAATTCCACAAAAAGCACATCGTAACATCAAAGAATTACCAATAGAATTGATATAAACCGTCAAATTATGCCCTGAAGGGGATGTACCAAGAAACTGTAACAGATCACCGTTATAAGCGGTAACTGGATAACAGATATCAGTAGCAATCCCCTCCATAATCTTTAAATCATCAGAAGTATAATTTAAAGATACCTGCGCAATCGAAATAAGCACCTTAAAAGATGCCAAATTAATCTGCGCAGGCATACGGGTATCGTATTTCCCGTAATCACCAGCAAGCATATTATCACCATATTTCTTCATGTATCTAACCAATTGATCCCATTCAGGACCTTGGGCATTGACACCTACAGCACACTCAAATAAAAGAGGATGCATAGAAATATGTCTGCAAACTGGCAAAAAATATTTCCTTACGAGAAGTTGGAAAGCTAAAGGTGCGCCTTGAAAAACACGCACTTTATCCTTACTTAATTTTGTAGGCTCATCCTTAAGACAAGCTTTAAAAATAGGATAAGCTCTCTCTCCTCGCAAGTAAGCAAGCTCCATTTCCTCAGCATGCACCAAGAACTTCTTGTCCAATTCAGCGGGACAATTAAATTCTGGGTAATGCTCAGGATCCAAATACGTAATGTATGCGGACTTCGGACCAGTCAAAGGATATCCTGCAGATGTAGAAGGTACTATTTTATCTAAAAAACGTTTTCCATCAACACCACACAGGGTTTCCATTTCTGTTAAAGGTCGGATGTCTTTCCGCAAACTTGGAGAATGCTCAAGATGGTAAAGAACAGGCTTAAGATAATCTTTCACAGCCCATTCTAATTGTAACGGCGGCAAACCAGCACTAGGCCTCGATGTATTAATCAAGGTATCGCGCCAAGGTTTCCAAAATTGCCGATTGCCATCAGCATCCTTAGGAGCAAATTTGGGAGCGCCCCAAATACAGGGTACACCCATAACTTCCTCTACAAGCGGAGATATAGGAGTTTTGGTCACGAGGCTAGAGACATTAGTAGTCTTACCTTCACACGATCCAAAAACTCGCATTGATCCTCCATTTTCGAGGAAGTTAACGGGAGAACGAGGCGACAACTCGTCTCCCTTAAAAAACTGGACATCATACAACTTAGTTGGCATGACACCTGAACTTTTAGAAATAAGAATCGAATCATTTTTCTTAAGTTCAGTAATAGCATCTAACAACTTTTGTTGAGTTAGATATCCAGCAGCACCTTCTCTACCAGCACCAGCAAGATGAAACCCTAAAATAAAAGGAATTCGTGTTTCAGCAATCAATGTCGCCATACACAATCCATTAAAGGTTTGTTCTCGCATCTGATAGAGGTAACCGTCATAACGGTCAGTCGCGGTGTTGATGGTTCTTGCATAATCGGTACGAATGGTTTCCTCCAAAAAGGTACCATCCTTACGTCTATAGACGATCCGTGCAAGAGCCCCAGGTACAGAAGCAGTAGGAAAAAAGCTAATCAAATCTCTCCACTCTCCTCCAGAAGGAATATAAACCAAAGATAGGTCTTGTCCAACGAAGTTATATGAGAGTTTTTTCGAGATAATGCACTTGAAGTCTCCTCCAAGATTTTCAGCTCCATACTTACAAAACTGTACCTCTAACTCGTCCTTAATCCACATATGCTGCGGAATAAGAGCAAGATTATTCCCAACAAAAAATGCATCACTGCATGGAACACCATCATCAGCATTAAGAATTCTAAAATACAAAAGATTTCTCTTTACTAGATGGGTAAGTTGGGAAAACGAAGTATTACGTTCAATCACAGGCAATTCTGTCATAACAGGGTTCGACCAAGGGTTCTTTTCAGCATCCCTCAAATCGATATCTGCAATATTCGTAGGAGACAGATTTCCTTGATACGTAAACTTCGTAGTAGTCTTGAAGAGCTTAATCAAAAAATAAATAGCTCCAAAAACTACACAAGAAGAGAGCAAAAGCTCTCTCTTGTTGTCCCGAACCCTCTTGAATAATTCCGGCATAGCATCACGCTGACGCTTAATACGTTCAATCAGCTTATCACGCTCATTGAACAATGTAGCAATATAAATATAACATGAAGCAAAAATACCGGAAAAACATGCAAGGGGACTAGCAAATACAGAACAAATGGAAGTCAGTAAAAACAACTGACAAAAGGATGTAATATGTTTCATACTCTCAAAAATCTCATATCGACGTAAATACGCGATAGAGTTCTGAACATAAGAGTTCTCAAACACAAATCCAGGCATCCAATTAACGCTCTGCATAAAACGAGACTTGCAAACGGAATCAACAGCTTCAAAAAGAAACTGAGTATCGATTCCCATTTGCTTTTCAAGACACTTGCACATAGCAGCAGGTTTGTTACAGTTTTGGCAAAACTTCAACTTCAAATCCAAGTTGGAGTTAGCTTCAACAACAAACTTCTGCTCAGCATAATGTCTTCGGGACAGCACAAAAAGCTGTTCCAAAACCTCTGAAATAGACCTAAATGTCTGCTCGGTACCGTTCTGACAAAATTTATCAGTAAACGCATCCTTAAAAATAGCAGCATTTCCAGTCATAGAAAGAGGCAAGCGGGCAGAAATCTCCCAAATATCAGGGAGACTACTGTCCAAACCAGCAGCAATAACTTTTTCCGAATCCAATCGAGTAGTACCATTAATACGGTACTCAGGTTTCACGCGCACTTCTAAATGCACATGAGCTCGACGTAAAATAGATTCTCCGCAATTGGAGTAATCATGGGCAACGACGGAAAAAGGTACATTACTGGTCATCACAACACAACGAGGTTCAACAGTCACCTTTCCTTTCATATCAGCTTCTGCAACATTCGCATAATGCGGAACGTTATTACAGATCTGAATGATCTTTTGGGTTGGTGCTTTTTCAACAAACTCTAATTTTGTGTTGTGAACATCATCCATAAACACGCCGTTTATGAATGATTTGTAAGTCGAATCAAATTTATCACTATCGTTTAAAGCAATCAAACGTTCATCAGAGGCCTCAAAGCCATTATGAAGAAGAACGGATCGCATCACAATTTGTGATACACTCGACTTACCAACTCCGGAAGGTCCCTCAATATAAACTGTAAAGGGAGCTTCACGAAGCTTACCTTCACACCGATATACATTAAAATCGGCACGAAGGGATCTCAAACGAGTTACACGATCAGAAAAAATTTTCTGTTCCCAAGAACCGGAACTAGATTTCAAAAACTTTTCAGCTGATTCAATAGTTCGGGTAAGGAGAAGATCGTAATCATTCTCCGTCATATCGGAAAATCGTTGGAGATTACCAGTTTTAACGTGATTAGAATTTTCTAACACCTTATAATAATCTTCATTAAACTGGCGAGCCTCTTTGTCACCAAAGTAGGCAAAACTAACTGCACCTTGCTTAAAACACTCATATCCTCCTTCGACGAAATAAACTACCGTATCGATAACGGCACTCATCAAATCGGAGGCTTTAACGTGTTTCTGATAAGCAGGAATAGAGAAAACTCTAATTCCAGATACAGTCAGATCAAATTTAGCAAGACTGCAGAGACCGAGAGCGGAACACATAGAAATGAGACGGGAAACTTTAGTGAATCCCTCCCATTTTGTAACCTTGCTCAGGTCATCTTTACAGCCTCGCAGAATCTGCAACCAATCAGGTTCAGATTCATCTTCAGATCCATCCTGAATAAGACGAATATCACAGTCATCGGACAAGTACTTAAACAAGTCGGAAATAATGCTGCGATTATAATACGTCTTAAAATATAAGAATAGAATCGAAGAGGCTTGGCCCAAATTTCGGGCCTGAGAAAGGGCATGCAAAACAGCAGCACCTTTCTCAATAGAATTGAGAAGATCCTCAGGGATAGGAAAGCCTAATTTCTGACTCAAGAACTCAAAACCCATCTGGTTCTTATAAACCTTGGGTTTCTTGGGAATTCGAGAGGAATTTTGCTCACGACGAGCATCTTTCTTCTTCTCAATCTTTTTGGAAAGTAATTTCCGGTTGAAAGAATCCTTGCGGCAAGATTTCTCATTGCCACTTTGGGATTCAAAATAACGCACCGAAGCACTTCTAGTGTAAGACACGTGGGTACTAGCATAATCCACGAGCTGGTTTGACATTAAAAAGCCATGCCTAGCGAACTAGGACTTTGGGTGCTCTATTAAATGGGTCGAGCTGACCACAACTTCCGGGCTTACTAATGTAGCAATAGGTACTACCTCATTCTACAAAAGGCTTTGTCAACACAGTTTACAGGACCAACGTTTTAATACCTGTATACATCTGCGAGTTGTTAATTACAACTATAGATCTTCGCGGCAGCGATAATCAGTAAATTCCTTTCCCTACATAAATGTAGGACACGGACTAGACCATACAATTGGTCAATACCGTTGTTATAGTTTTTCACAATGCTTGAACTTTATTTTTATAGATTTATTGTTCAAGTCTTATATAAATTGGCGCTCTAACTTTTCAGGAGCGATACCATATGTAAAACAAAAAAGGGATTCCTTTTCTCTCGACACGTAGTCGGACAGTAGGATAACACTGAGATAAAAGTTGACATAATTCTCGACATATAGAGAATAGCATAAATGCACTTGCAATGGGTCTGACGACCCAAGACAAGAAGCAGCTAGCTCTATATGGGTCTGACGACCAACGAGTGCGGCGTGAACCGCACATTACATCAAAAAACTCTGCATAGG